TATGGTCCGGCCGCTGTCATCCGTGGCGCGGTACGTCACTATTTCTAGGGCTGTCTCATTCAGCCACACGCCCACGATGTCGGCGGGTTCAGCGTCCCCCGCCGGGCCGAACGGGTCAAGCTCCAATGTTGCGAACGTGGCCGGGCTAGCGTCATCCCGTAGCACGGTGTCGAGCGCGGCCATTTCTTGGCCGATACGTTGGCAGTAGTCCGCTGCCGTGTCTGTGTCTGTCTTCATCCTGTCTGTCTTTCTGTGTCTGCCCCCTGTGGGGGCGGGAGACGGGGTGTCTCCCTGTGCCTGCCCCCGCATCGCACGGGGCTAGCGGGTCAATCCCGACAGGCTGTTAGTAGGGTACTACTGGCGGGGTGTGCCGGTCAAGCGTCGCCCATCGCAACGACGACGGCGGATTGCGTATCCCCGGCGGCAGCTCGCGCACGGTGCCACACTGAACGCGCCTCATTATGGGCGGCCCGCAACGGTGCCAGGGTTGCGGCATCGGCCCCGGCGCGGTAGGCGGCGTCGAAAGCTTGCGCGGCGGCAAGCATGTCGGCGGCGGCCTTGTCTACTGCCGGGGTCACTTGCGGCCCCCCTTGCGGTAGCGGGTGCCGTTGATTGCGTCACGGTAGGCACGGTCCACACAACGGCGGCATGGTGTCCGCGTCAGTGCCCCCAATAGGTCGGTATGCCCACAATAGGCGGTGTTTTCGTTTCTCATTCTTTCTGTCTTTCTTTCTCATCCCCTTGCCGGGGGTTAGGTCCGGGTGGACCTAGTGCCAGTGTAGGGAATCGAACCCCGCCGGTCAAGGCTGCCCCCCGTGCGGGGCCACTGGCTGCCGGTGTCAGGCGGCAAGCTCGCGCAACATGTCGGCCAGGGCGCGGCGGTCAAGCTGTGCCCCGTTGTAGGCGTACCGGTCCGGGGTCCGTGCCATGTCGAGTCCGGCGTAGGCCACGAATCCGCGCCATGACACGCGCCGCCCGTGGCGGGTGTTCACGTAATCGACGGCCGCCCTGTATAGGTGTTCGTCGTTCCCTATCCATAGGGCGACATTCCACGTCGCGCGGTTCTTCCATCCGTTGTATTCCATTAGTTTAGTATCCTTTACTGTTAGTAGGTTCCCCCGGTGTCGGGGTTCGGGGCGGGCTGCCCCTAGTGCCGGTGCCCGGAATCGAATCGGGCGCGGGGGCCATTCCCCCACCGGCGGCCAGTGTTAGGCGGTCCGCCACCCGGCGATAGCGTGACGTTCGCCCGCAAGCGGTGACCCGCACGTATCGCAAGGGTACTTGGCAAACGTGGCGCAAGCGTTAGCTATGTCTTCGTCATACTGGCCAGGCACGTGGTCCGGGTCATCGAGCTGCTCGGGGGCGGCGGCCGGGTGAATCCCCACGTATCCCGCCACTGTCTGGCGGTAGGTGTCCCGTTCAGTATCGGTCCGCGTGTCGTTCTCCACGTTATCGACGCCATAGGCGGCCGATACATAGCACTCAACACACACTGACCACACCGTTAGGGTGTCGTCCGTTCTCATTCTGTCTGTCTCCTTTTCTGTCTCCCCCGTAGGGGATAGGTGCCACACTAGCACCTAGTGGGCGGCCGGGGGGTGACCCCGGCGCGGGCCTTGCCCCGCCCGGACGCGCTAGGCGTCGTCGTCGTCGTCACCGTCGATGTCTCGCGGCGGTCCGTCGAGCTTGGCGGCGGTCGATTCCCAATAATGCGGCGACGCGCCCATTTCGAGCTCCTCATCCCACATGGCGCGGGCATCCTCCTCGCTGTCGGCATCGACGTCACCCCAATAGGTGAATGTCTGCCGGAAAGTGTACCGTTTCACGGTAGGTGTCTCCTTTTCTATGTTCCCCCGGTTCCCCGGGTTGTTAGTAGCACTATAACGGACCCGCCGCCCCTTGTCAAGTCTTTCTAGTGTGACATCCGTCACACACATACAACTAGCACCACGCTAACACCAGCAAGCACCAACCGAACACACGTTCACCCCACCCGGCCCGCAAGCCTAGACCAACAGTCTAACGACACGACACCGAACACACGTTCGCCTACCAACCGAACCCCCGAGCCGAACACAAGTACACGAACACACGTTCACCCCACAAATAGACCAACCGCCTAGACCCCCAGTCTAAACAACAAGTACCCTACCGACCAGTAGGTAGCGTCAAGCGTCCCGAACATACGTTCGTCTACCGTTTGTCTAGACAGCTGGTCTACTTTGGACGGAAATCCTAGACCGGGGGTCTGCCGAGGCTACGACAGGTATGTATATGTATTACTGGTTTTGGATGGACACACTCTTTTCGTGTTGCGGCGGGGATTGAGCTGTGTGTTCCGACTTTCGACCCTCCTTACTTCCAGAGCAAAAAGAGAAGCGCACAACTGGGTGGGTGTTGTGTGTCGACTTTAGGTTCCCTGTGATAGCAAGCCCCCCTTGGGGGGGCGCGGTAGTGGGGGGGTTGTGGGGCTGCAATGGGTGGGTGTGTTCTGGTGGGTTGTGGGGTGGGTTGGTGGTTGAGGACCAGGTTGGAGGCAGACTTGGTTTTGCCTCCCCCACGCTTTACAAGATTTGGGTTCTTGTTGGTGGCCGTGGCTATTTGAGCCGACACCGTTTGTGTTTCACAATATGTCGTTTGTGACGCTGCTCCACCGGCTTATGCAACAGGGTCGCATCGTCTATTTACGGATGTGATTGGTTGCAGCGGTGGTCTACCCCCGTCCCCGGGTGTGAAATACCTACACAGTGCAATCCCGTATGAGGCCGTGGGTGCCGTGTGTCTCCCGACATGACGGTCTTGATACCTTGCGTTGACGAGTATACAGCCTGTGATACCATCATGGTCAACGATTTCAGGATTTCGGAGTTTTATATGGTTGCTAAGAAGAAGCCCTCTACCCGGACGGGTGTGAAGTATGACCGTCAGGGTGCCCCTGCGAAGGCTCCGAAGCCTCAGCCGAAGTCGTCCTCCTCGACTACTCCTAGTTCTTCTAATCCGAGGAATCTGACTCCGGCGCAGATTGCTGCTGCTACGAACTCGCGTGGTAATGCCACAACGTTTCAGCCTACGTCTGCTTTTGTGAAGCCTGGTCAGAAGGCAACAGGTTTGGCGAAGGCCACAACTGACCGCCGTATCTTTACTGCCCCTAAGCCAAGTAAGACGGAAACAGGATTGTTGAAGGCGTTGGAGGTTCCTGGCAAGGTTGCAAACTTTGTTGTTGGTGGAGACAACATCACGAAGGCTATTCAGAAGCCATCTGCCCGCAACATCGTCACCGCCGCTGTTGGACTCATCCCTGTCCCCACAATCAAGGGTGCTAACGCCGCCTACAAGGGCAGCTACGCCCTTGGCAAGACCGTTGTTCATGGCTCCCCCAAGACCGGCCTGACGTCGATTACCCCCCGTCTGGGTTCTGCCGCGAGGCCCACCGAAAGGGTCGCCTACGGGTGGAATCCCAGAGCTTTCGGTGCTGGCTCCAGAAGCGGCGTTGGAGGATACGTTTCTGAGTATTCAGGAACAGGCTCGGCATATATCGGCAAGGTCAAGCGCAAGGACATTGTTCCCGACACCAACCCGGGCATTGTTGTCTCTAAGGGGCCAATCAGAGTCAAAAAGGAAATCCGAGGGCTTGACCCCCGGACTGGCAGAGTTGACCCATTCATCGGTAACAAGATTGACAAGGCACTTCCTGGTGCCACTAGACGCCAGGGCATCCAGAAGGCAAATGACGCCTACGCCGCCAGAAGGCGCGCAGCGCAGTTGAAAAAGAGCAGCAGAAACTCTGTCGTCTAAATGGGCACTAAACGGCACATCCCTGCCGATGTAAAAGCCCGGTTCTTTACCCTCCTCCACGCCGGGGTGTCCATCAAAGACGCCTCCAGCCAGGTCGGTATCCATGTGAACACCGGGTCGAGATGGGCGAAAAAGGCCCGTGCTGTGAAACTGGAGTTGGACCAAACCGAGATGGGGGTCCGCAAAGCCCGCTCTGGTGAGGGGGGTGCCCAACGTCAGGCGTTCAATGCTTTCATGGATGCTATTGAAATGCCTGGGGCTATGCCTTATGAGGCTCTTAGTGAGAACGCTAGGAAGGGGTTGGATGACTTCGGGTTTTTCCGGGAGTATTACCTTGGTCGTGTTCCGTCACCGTGGCAGGTTGAGGCGGGTGTTCGGATTGTTGAGTATCTCCAATCTGAGGAGAAGGAATACATTGTGATGAACATGCCCCCTGGTGCGGGCAAATCCACCCTGATTCACGATGTCGCGGTGTGGGCTATCTGTAGGAACCGTGAAATCCGTGTGATGATTGGGTCTGTTTCGGCGGCGATGGCGAAGCTCTACTCCCGCCGCATCCGAGAAACCCTAGAAAGACCGTTCCCTATCGAACCGGACCCTGTGCTGGTGAAGAAAGGTCTGGCCCAGAACGCCCAAGGATGCCTCGCTGTGGACTATGGACGGTTCAAGCCTGCCGATAAGGGGTCTATTTGGAGGGCGGAGGAGTTCACTGTCGAGCAGATTGGCGGGTCGTTCACCGACAACAAGGAACCAACTGTCCGTGCCTACGGTATTGAGGCGGAGTTCATCGGCCATCGTGCCGACCTGTGCCTTTTTGACGACGTGGCATCCCCGGATAACGCCCGTGAGTCTGTTGCCCGCGACAAACTCCTAGAAAGGTGGGATAATGTCGCTGAAGCGCGTGTAGACCCAGGCGGGGCACTCATCGTTGTGGGGCAGCGTCTCGGCTCCGGCGACCTCTACGCCCATTGCCTCTCCAAAATCACCTACGACGAAGACCTTGACGACCTGTACGACGGGTCAGACATCACCAGCCCCGAACATCAAGAGTCGCTGGAACCCCTGAAGAAACAAAAGTACCGGCACATCATCTATCAGGCGTACTACCCCGAACTAGATGTCGGCACCCCCGAAGAAAAGAAGAAACTGAAACGATTTGACGCACCCCCCTACCCCGACGGGCCACTTCTAGAACCCAAAAGGCTCCCATGGAAAGACCTGTCGTTCATCCGGCACAACAAACCCGACACCTTCTCCGTTGTCTACCAGCAGGAAGACCTCGACATTGACGGGTACCTCATCAACAAGTCATGGATATTCGGAGGCGTCGGAGACGACGGGGTTCTCTACCCCGGCTGTATCGACGAACACCGCAACCACGGTCAGATACCCCCACATCTCGCCCCACCCGTCTGCTCCTTCGTCTCCATCGACCCGTCACCCACGAAGTTCTGGGCCTTGACATGGTTCCTCTACCAGCCCGAACTTGGCATCTTCCATGTCGTCGATATTGAACGAACCAAACTGACCGCCGAAGACCTCCTCGGCTACAACACCACCACCCGCGAATACTCCGGCCTGATGGACGAATGGCAAGACCGCTCTTTCCGTCTCGGCTACCCCATCTCCCACTGGGTCGTAGAAATCAACGCCGCCCAAAGGTTCCTCCTCGCCCACGATTTCGTCCGCAAATGGGCATCCCTCAACATGGTGAACATCATCCCCCACACCACCTCCCGCAACAAACTGGATGAAAACCTCGGCGTCGAAGCCCTCCTTCCCCCACTCATCAGGTCAGGAAACCTGCGTTTTCCTAA